TAACAATACTACATCTAGTATGTGAACACTGACTAACATAGACGGGGGGAGGGGTGTAGTAATGTTGTGGTGATTATGTTGAACCAACATAGATCTACAAAAAGTAAAAATGATAGTTTTAATCTATGAAAAAAAGAGTAAGATAGAACATTGCTATGTAGTTGATATTAAATAATATTATCTAACGCTGGTGTAATATCAGAAACTGTACACTGCGAAGGTCATCAGAGACAGATAATGAACACTGCGAAGGTCATCATTAGAAACTAATTTAAGTCAAGCACTACTAAATCAAGTAAAAATGTGCTATCATACCCTCAATATAGATTGACGCAGAGGACTTGTATCAGCGGGGTTTTAAGATTTTAAATTTTAAACTTTAAGTCCTTAACGACAGAACCAGCAGTGATACAGAGGTCTGCGTCGATCGATATAGATGCAGTTAATATTATCAACGCTATAGAGTAGTACTAAAGAAGTATTTAATAAACCTTTCTCTAATGAAAGATAATTTGAACACTAAGAATAAAGAAGGTACTGTCGACTCTTTAGTCGAGACTACTACCCAGGTCTCTGAGTCTGGGGTGTCTGTCTCAAGCGATAAGCCAAAGAATAAGGGTGGTCGTCCTAAGAAGGCAGACATCCAAGCAAAGTTAAAACCAGGTAAGCGTGGTCGTCCTGTCGGTGACTACACCAAGGCTAGAGAACTCTGTGCAAGGATGTTGGTGTCTGAAGGCGACAGAATGCTGAAGACACTGATTAACATGGCTTTGACTGATGGTCATCCTAATCAGATCCCTGCATTGAAGATGTGTCTTGATAGAGCATTACCGATCAGTTACTTTGAGAGTAAAGATTCTAATAATGCTGGTGGTGGTGTGGTCATCAACATCTCTGGCCTCTCTAGCAACATAGCCAGTAATGCTGATAGTCAAACTATCGATATTACCACCGATGTAGTAGAGAAGTAATGGAACTAAACTTTCAACTACTGAAGTGGCAACAAGAAGTGTTTAAGGATGACACTCGATTTAAAGTGATTGTTGCTGGTCGTCGTACAGGTAAGTCCAGGTTGTCTGCGATTACCTTGTTGATTGAGGCTTTGAACTGTCCTGCTGGTTCTGCTGTGATGTATGTAGCACCAACACTAGGTCAGGCAAGATCGATTATGTGGGATCTCTTACATGATCTAGGCAGACCAGTGATTAAATCCTCGCATGTAAACAACTTAGAGATTACTTTAGTCAACGAAAGAAAGATATTACTGAGGGGTGCCGACAACCCCGATAGTCTCCGAGGCGTAAGCTTAACCTATCTTGTGATGGACGAGTTTGCGTACATCAAAGTTGAAATTTGGGAAAAAGTATTACGAGCAGCACTGTCAGACAGAAAAGGTAGAGCAATGTTTATCTCTACTCCCTCTGGTCGTAATCATTTCTATGATATGTACAAACTAGGTGCGAGTGAAACTGATGATGAGTGGAAGAGTTGGTTGTTTAAGACGATTGATAATGAGACAATTGATCCTAAAGAGATTGAAGCAGCTAAGAAGACACTATCAAGTTTCGCATTCAAACAAGAGTATCTTGCATCCTTTGACAACGCTGGAACAGACTTATTCAAAGAACAATGGTTAAAATATGGAACTGAGCCTTCTAATGGTTCTTGGTACATTGCAATTGACCTTGCTGGCTTCAAAGACATTAGATCTGCTTCGTCAGCAGCAGATAAGAGATTAGACCAATCTGCCATTGCAGTAGTCAAGGTTACTGATGATGGTGTCTGGTTTGTAGAAAAGATTGAGTATGGTCGTTGGGACATTGAAGAGACGGCTATGCGGATTATGAAGAATGTAAAGGAATATGAACCCACTGCTGTTGGAATTGAAAAGGGGATGGCTAGACAGGCTATCTTAGGTTATCTAGAACAGTTGATGAGAAGGCATGGTACTTACTTTCACATCGAAGAATTAACTCACGGTAATCAAAAGAAGACTGACAGGGTGATGTGGGCATTGCAGGGTAACTTTGAGCATTCTAGGATTATTCTTAACGAGGAAGAAGACTGGACAGAGTTTGTAGACCAGTTATTGATGTTCCCTTCAACGCAGGTCCACGACGATCTCGTCGATGCGTTAGCGTATGTGTCTCAGTTGGCAAGGAATGTTGCAACTGATGATTTTGAAGAAAGTGAATGGCAACCGATGGATTCTTTAATAGGGTATTGATATGAACAACTCAAATCAATTAGCAATGTGGGTACTAGGACGCTGTGAGCAATGGAGGCTACATAAAGAAGGCAATTATTTGGAATCCTGGGAAAGGTACGAAAGGCTTTGGCGTGGCATCTGGGATGGTGCTGACTCCACCAGGGACACTGAGCGTTCCAAGATTGTTACGCCAATGCTCCAGCAAGCCATTGAGACCTTCTCTGCTGAGATTGATGAAGCTATCTTTGGTCGTGGAGAGAAGTTCTTTGACATCGTAGACGATGATCAAGACAAGGCTGATGTTGAGATTATGAAGCGTCAGTTGACCAAGAACTTTAAGAAAGATGAAGTTCGTAAGTCAGTCTCTGACATTGTGCTTCTGGCAGCAATCTATGGTACTGGTATCGGTGAAGTGGTTGTTAATCAGAAGACTGAGATGATTCCAGCCACTCAACCAATGCCTAACATGCCTTTGTCTGCCATTGGTGTGATCGAGAAACCACGATTTGCTGTTGAACTGCGTCCAGTCAACCCTAAAAACTTCCTGATTGACCCTAATGCCTCCACCATCGGTGATGCTTTGGGCTGTGCAATTGAAGAGTTTGTCGGTATGCACAATGTTGTTCGTGCAATGGAAGCAGGAATTTACAAGAAAGTTGATCTTTCTGGTGCTGTTACTGATCGTGACCTTGAGCCAGTACAGGAAGATGTCGAATATCAGGATGATAAAGTCAAACTGATCCGTTATTATGGCTTTGTTCCTAAGTCTTTGCTTGATGCTGCTGACTCTAACGAGTTTGTTGACCTTTTCAACGAAGGTAATGAGGGTTTCTCATCGTCAATGGCAGAGTTTTCTGACCTTGTTGAAGCAATTGTGGTCATCGCCAACGATGAATACATCCTCAAAGCAGAAGAATCGCCTTACATGATGAAGGATCGACCCATTGTTGCTTTCCAGAACGACTCCATGCCCAATCGTTTCTGGGGCCGTGGCATCGCTGAGAAGGGCTACAACATGCAGAGGGCTATCGATGCTCAACTGAGGGCTCACATGGACTCTCTAGCCCTTACAACGGTGCCTATGATGGCTATGGATGCCACTAGGTTGCCTCGTGGTGCTAAGTTTGAGGTTCGACCTGGTAAAACAATCCTCACCAACGGTAATCCAGCAGAGATTCTGCAACCATTTAAATTTGGTTCATTAGATCCTAGTAATCTTGCCACCGCTAAAGAGTTTGAGCGTATGCTTTTGCAAGCCACTGGCACGATTGACAGCAGTGCTATTAGTAGTACAGGTAATAGTACAGAAGGTTACGGCACTAACCCTGCTTTGATGGCGATTATCAAGAAGTCTAAGCGTACTCTGGTGAACTTTCAAGAGCAGTTTTTGATTCCTTTCATCACCAAAGCTGCTCATCGTTACATGCAGTTTGACCCTGAAGCATTTCCAACCAGGGATTTTACTTTCATTCCTACAAGTCATCTTGGCATCATTGCTCGTGAGTTTGAACAGGTTCAGTTTATTAACCTGCTGAAGACACTTGGCCCTGACAGCAAGATTACTCCGATTATCCTGACTGCAATCATTGAAAACTCTGGACTGGAGAATCGTGAAGAACTGATTCAACAACTCCAGCAGTTGTCACAGCCTTCAGAGCAAGAGCAGATGGCTCAACAGATGCAGATGCAAGCGGCTCAGTTGGAGTTGGCTGATAAGCAAGCAGATGTACAGTTGAAACAGGCCAAGGCTCAGTCAGAGATTGTGGATGCTCAGTTGAAACCTGCTGAGATTCAGGCCAGGATCACTGCTGCTGCTTCTAAGTATCTTTCTGATGCCAATGACCCCACAGCAGAGTTTGAGCGTAGGGTTAAAGTTGCTGATCTGGCCTTGAAAGAGAAAGATATTGATACCAAGGCTGATATTGCTCGGTTGCAGGTCATTGCTTCAAGGCAGAATTAATAAAATCAGCAATTTTTTGATGTTCTTCAGCAGTACCATCGTTTTTGATTCGATTGGCTCTTAAAGAAATAATAGCAACATTGCCTTTCACATAACCTTTCTTAGGGTCAATCCTATCAAACGATGGAGTATTATGTTCTTTACCACTAGCGAAGTAATCTAATTCAGTACCAAAAATAGGACAATGTGTAGGAAAGACTATATCCCCAAAGTCGATTGAAAACTCAACCCCGTATGAATGTGCTTTCTTGTTACGGAACTTTTCTCGCATAGCGTCATACACTGCTGATCTACGCCATTCTTTGTCCTGCCATTTTGGACCCCATTTTTGAAACATTTTATCGTGGTGTTTTTTCCTGTTGTTTGCTCGTTTAATCTCCGTAACAGGTACTTTGGCAGCGTCTAGAATTTGTTTTATTCGCTGTTTGGTAACTTTGAAGTCTAAACGCCTTGCAATATCCATAATACCAACGCCTTCTTTACCCCATTCAATAACTTGTTTCTTTTCTTCAGCAGTTAGTTTTTTCCAGTGTGGCGCTCTTTCAGTGTTTGTCATATAGCCTCCATTAAAAACTAAATGATACACCTAAAAATAATGTTTGTCAAGCACTTTCTAGTAAATAGTTTTTTATGCTATCATTACACATTATTAAATAAGTTAGTCAGCGCTCACATTGGAGATAACGCTTGAACGATACAGAACTCAGAGATTTTTACGAACGACGATTTCAACTGTTTCTTGACCCTGCGTGGCAGGAACTGATTGAAGACCTAACTGACCTTGGTAAAGGGGTTGGTGACATAACAAGATGTGATGACCTTGCTGACCTTTGGTACAAGCGTGGTCAGATGGACATGATTAACTATCTAATCAACCTTGAAGAATTAACTAAACAATCTTACGAGGAATTAGATAATGCTTAGATACTTTGATTTTCAATGTGCCAAAGGGCATGTTACAGAACATCTGGTGGAGTCAGAAGTGACTTCAGTAGATTGTCCTCATTGTCATAATGAAGCAATGAGGCTTATAAGTTGTCCACGAATTGCTCTCGATGGCATTAGTGGCGACTTTCCTGATGCAACTAGGAAGTGGGAGCGTAACCGCCAATCCCACATTGCCTGGGAGCGTAAGACAGGCAGAAGTGAAGAGTATAGCGGATAAGAACACCCCGCACAATTTGTAAAAGTGTTCTCTTTAAAAAGCATTAAGGCTCAAGGAGACTAATATGGCTGCAGAGTTTATTGAAGAAGGTATGAAGGACGAAACGGAAGAATTCTCTGATATTCAACAAGAGAGTTCTATCGATAAACCGCAAGAAGAAGTAGTACAGCAACAAGAATCTCAAGAAGATGATATTCCCGAAAAGTATCGGGGCAAAGATGTCAAAGAGATTATTCGTATGCATGCCGAAGCAGAGAAGTTAATTGGTCGGCAGGGTAGCGAAGTTGGTGAACTACGGAAGGTTGTGGATGAGTTCATTAAGGCCCAAACTTCAGCAAAGCAGCAACAGGTTCAAGAAGATCAAGAGATTGATTACTTCGCCGATCCTAAGAAGGCTGTAGAATATGCGATTGAGAATCATCCGAAGGTTAAGCAGGCTGAAATGGCTGCTCTTCAGATGAGACAAGCAGAGACGATTAACTTGTTGAAACAGAGTCATCCAGACTATATGCAGGTTGTTGAAGATCCTGCATTCCAGAACTGGGTGGCAGCATCAAAGATTCGTACTAGGTTGTTTGCGGAAGCACATGCCTATGACTTTGATTCTGCCAATGAACTTCTGTCAACATGGAAAGAGCGTCAGCAGGTAGCAAATACTACCATGAATGCTGAAAAGCAAGATCGTCAACGGCAACTCAAGGCCGCATCTACAGTACCTGCTCAGGGCAACGACGAGGCACCATCAAAGAAGATCTATCGGCGACCAGATATTATTCGATTGATGCAGACCGACCCAGATCGTTATGACGCTATGCAGGACGAAATTCTTGCCGCCTACAGAGAAGGCCGTGTTAGGTGATGCATAAACTGTCGTATTTAGGTGGTTTGATAGACGGAGAAGGTTGTTTTACTTTATGTAAAGCAAGAAACAAGGCTGTAACACCTGTGTTTTCTTTAGCTTCTACATCAGATGTTATTATAACATTTATTGTAAATTGTTTTAAAGAATACGAAATTGTTTTTTCTTTAACTGAAACAGATAGAAAAGACAACTCCAAACCTTATAAAACAATTAGAGTTCAAGGAAACACAAACATTATTCCATTACTTAATCTTGTTGAAGAATATATACTAGAAAAGAAACCTCAACTTCTACTGTTAAAAGAATTTGTTGGGATTAGATCTAAGTATGCTAAAAACAACATGAGGTGGGAAGAAACAGACGGCGTTGTTTCAAATATTCGTAAATTAAACTACCGTGGTCGATCTTAAAAACTTAACTTTTTAAAAAGGACATTTAAAAATGGCTCTCGGAACTAACCATGTAACACAATCTACCGCCAATACCGCTGGTTTCGTACCTGAGGTATGGAGTGACGAAATCATCGCTGCTTACAAGAAGAACCTTGTTGCGGCTAACCTCATCAAGAAGATGAACATGAAAGGTAAGAAGGGCGATGTTGTGCATTTCCCTGCTCCTGCTCGTGGTTCTGCTTCTGCCAAGACTGCTTCTTCGCAGGTTACTCTCATCGCTGAGAGCGGCACTGAGAAGACTGTCACGATTGACAAGCACTTTGAGTACAGCCGACTGATTGAAGACTTTGCTGAAGTTCAGGCACTGTCCTCGCTTCGTCGCTTCTACACGGATGACGCTGGTTATGCACTGGCTACCCGCATTGACACTGACCTGCTGAACCTGGCTGGTCTGGTGCAAGGTGGTACTGCCAACTATAACGCTGCTGTTATCGGTGGCGATGGTGCTACGGCTTTTGACATCACTGCTAACACCAACAGTGGTAACGAAACTGCTCTGACTGATGCTGGTATTCGTAAAGTCATTCAGACGCTTGATGATGCTGATGTTCCTATGGACAACCGCTTCTTCATCGTTCCTCCTGTTGCTCGTAATGTGCTGATGGGTATTAACCGTTTCACTGAGCAGTCGTTCACTGGTGAGGTTGGCACTGCTAACTCCATCCGTAACGGTCAGATTGGTGACATCTACGGTGTTAAGGTGTATGTCTCTACCAACTGCCCCACTATTGCTACTTCTTCAACCTCTGATGTGGACCCCCGTGTGTG